CTGATGCAAATCAGTGTCTTGAGTATGCTTATCGTTGGACAAACAATATTCAAGGTTCATGGAGTAGAGATAAAATCCTTACTGGTGATAATGGTGAGACAATTAATAATGGTGATTACAATGATGATGTCAAAGTACTAACTCCACTACATGTTTCAAAGAATACAGGCCAAGAGATGGGACTCCGTTCTACCTCTATGGGTGACATTATGGAGTTTGACGGAAAGAAGTATAAGGTTGATGCAGTTGGTTTTAAGGAGATAGTGTAATGCAATATTTACAAGAAATCACCAAGTGGGATACCAATATGTTAGGACATAATGTTCCTAATCATACTTACATACTGGACAAACGCCAGTGGTGTGTTGGTTACATCAAAGCAGGTACTACTGAAGAAATCATCTTTAGTAAACCTCTAAAGCAGTTCTCCAAATCATACCGTAAATTTAAAGAAATTAATTTGAATAAATGCCTTGACATTTGTTCTTAAAACATGTATAATAGTATTATAGACAATGAGAAAAGGAAGTAACTGATGCAATTAAAAGACTTTATGGATTCTATCTGGACGGCAACAGAGATTGACGGTAATACTGTCATCGACCGCCGTGTAAGTTTTGGTTCTGCACCAGACCTTGAGTTTACTGTACAAACTGCTGAAGGTATTCAGTTTGTTTCTGCAAAAGATTTATTTGAAAATGTTTCAAAAACATCTTGACTTTTGTTTTAATAACGTATATAATGATTATACAAACTGTGAAAATAACTAGGAGAAGTATATTATGAGTCACGAACTTGAAATCGTAAACGGTGAAGCACAAATGGCATATGTTGGGGATGTTCCTTGGCATGGACTAGGTACTAAGGTTGACCGTGAATTAACACCAGACCAATTCCAAAAGGTCGCTGGACTTGATTGGACAGTAGAAAAACAACCTCTTGTAACTGCAACAGGTATCCCAATCAAAAACAAACAGGCACTTATTCGTTCCTCTGACAACACCGTATTAGATGTTGTTGGTAAAGGATGGAATCCTGTACAGAACTCAGAAGCATTTGAATTCTTCCATGACTATGTTATGGCAGGGGACATGGAAATGCACACTGCTGGTTCTCTAAAAGATGGACAAATGGTTTGGGCACTTGCAAAGACAAAAGAGTCTTTTGAGTTGTTCAAAGGTGACCAAACAGATAACTACTTTCTGTTCACCAATCCACACCAATTTGGTAAGTCTATCAATATTCGTATGACACCAATTCGTGTGGTATGTAACAACACTCTTACATTGTCTTTATCACAAGATTCTGATAAGATGGTTACAGTAAATCACCGTAAAGCGTTTGACCCAGATATGGTTAAAGAGCAAATGGGTATTGCGAAAGAGAAGATGGAACAGTACAAATCAATGGCTGCATTCCTTGGTTCGAAACGTGCTACTGGTGACAACATCATCCAGTACTTCAATGAAGTATTTGGTGCGCCTGCAAAAGAGAAGGTTGAAGGTGCAATGCCATTCACATCTCGTAATGCTAAAATCGCAATGGAGAACTTAACAACTCAGCCTGGAGCTCAGTTTGCAGAAGGTTCTTGGTGGCAGGCATTTAACTCTGTTACTTACATGACAGACCACTTGCAAGGTCGTGAAGGTGATTCACGTTTGCAGTCTGCATGGTACGGACGTAACCGTAAGGTGAAACTTAACGCTTTAGACAAAGCATTGGTTTATGCTGAAGCTGCCTAAAAAAAGTTCCAGAGGGGTTGAAATATCCCTCTGGAGTACTTATATAAATATATGTACGATATGCCGATAATCGGGTATCGTATTTAATCTTGCTTAACTAAGGAGAAAACAATGGTAAGTACAAAACTACACTTAGACCCGTTTGACAGGGTCAAAACTTATTCTATCGGTTTTGATAGAATGTTCAATATGTTGAATGATGGGCAACCATCAACAACCTATCCCCCATACAATATCGTAAAAATTTCAGAGGAAGAGTATTGCATTGAAATTGCAATTGCTGGGTTCTCTAAAGATGATATTGAAATTCAGAGTAAGGATAGTATTCTTACAATTAATACTTTGGACAAGAACGATGAGACTGAAGTGGAAACAGAATATCTACACAAAGGTATCTCTGCTCGTTCCTTCAGAAAGTCATTTAACCTTGCTGAATATGTGGTTGTACAGGGCGCATCCTTTAAGGATGGAATTTTGAGTATTGAGTTAGAGAGAATTGTCCCAGAGGCAATGAAACCTAAATTAATTAAAATCAAATAAGCTCTTGACAATACCCTAGTAATGGGGTATAATATAATCTAATCGTCAATAATGATGATTGAAATTTAAATAATGGAGATAATATGAGCAGAAAAGCACTGACTAAAAGAGAAAAAACTATGAGACTTCTTTCCACAGGGAAGAATGTAACATGGGGAACACTCAGAAACAAACTTGACTTGACATCACCAAGAGCGATGATTGATACGCTTCGAAGTGAAGGTAATTGCATTTATGTAAACAAGTTCCAAGGAACAACTGCATATAGACTAGGCGAACCATCGAAAGGTGTTATCGCTGCTGGACTTAAAGCAGTCTCTGGTTCTGATTACTCTTACTCGAGCTAATCAAAATGTGGTGGGGGTTCGCCCCCACCCAACTCTTTATAGAATGGAAACTCGACTTGAAAAATACAATTGATTACAAATATTCAGAAGATGTGATTCTGGACGAATTAAAAGAATATATCGATAAAACATATTCTTCACACTACTCACAAAACAAATTTCAGGCAACAGAATTTATTATGGATTCTGGGCATGGCGAAGGTTTTTGTATCGGAAACATATTAAAATATGCACAACGGTATGGAAAAAAAGATGGCAAGAACAGAAATGACTTGCTAAAAGTAATCCATTATGGTATAATGGCTTTACACAATAATGATAATGAATCGAATCAAGGAGATATCTGATTATGCAACTTAGTAATGATACCAAAGACGTTCTAAAGAACTTCTCAACAATAAACCAAAACCTTTTGGTTAAATCTGGTAATGTGATAAACACAATGTCTGCAATGAAAAACATTGTAGCGAAGGCAACCATTCCAGATTCCTTTTCACAAGAATTCGCAATCTACGATTTGAATGAATTCCTCTCAGCGATGTCGCTGTTTAAGAGTCCTACACTGGACTTTGGAGATCAGTCTGTACGATTGAACGAAGAAGGTGGTGGGAGTTCACTGAAGTATTTCTTTAGTGACCCATCAGTGGTGACAACTCCGAAAACGGAAATCACTATGCCTTCAGTAGACGTAGAGTTTACGTTTACACAAGACACCTTTAATGCAATCCAAAAAGCGAGTGCAGTATTGGGTGTACCAGATGTAGTACTTAAAGGTACTGCTGGTGGTGATGTTGAATTAACTGTTACTGACCGTAAGAACGAAACTTCTAACGACTTCAGTATTAAGGTTAGTGATAATTCACCAACTGACTTCACATTCTTTTTTAAAGTTGAAAACTTGAAACTACTTGCTGGTGATTATAAGGTACAAGTATCCGAGAAGGGCATTTCGCATTTCGCACATGTGAATAAGCAAATCGAATACTTTATTGCTCTAGAAGCAAAATAATCCCAACAAGGAGTTTTATATTATGAATGATGTGATGTTGTGGGTCGAGAAGTTTCGTCCCAAAAAAATCAGTGAGTGTGTACTTACTGAAGATTTGAAAAAGACTTTCCAGGCCTTCGTAGATGATGGACATATTCCTAATCTACTACTTACTGGCGGGCCTGGGGTAGGTAAGACCACAGTTGCAAAAGCAATGCTTGAGGAACTAGGCGCTACTTATATGATGATAAACGGTTCTGAAGAATCGGGTATTGATGTTCTCAGAAACAAGATTAAGAACTTTGCTTCTACTGTCTCTATGGATGGTAATCGAAAGTTCGTTATTCTTGATGAGGCAGACTACTTAAACCCTCAATCTACTCAGCCTGCGTTGAGAGGATTTATAGAAGAGTTCCATAAGAACTGTGGGTTTATTCTTACCTGTAACTTCAAAAATCGAATCATCGACCCTCTCCACTCTAGATGCTCAGTGATTGAATTTCGTATTCCAGCATCTGAGAAACCTAAACTCGCTGGAGAATTCTTTACACGAGTACAGGGTATTCTAGATGGAGAGGGGGTTCAGTATCAACCCAAAGCGGTTGCTGGTGTCGTAGAGAAATACTTTCCCGATTGGAGAAGGGTTCTAAACGAACTGCAACGATATTCAATATCTGGTATGATTGACAGTGGTGTACTTGTCAACATATCCGAAACGAATATGAAGGACTTGAATACTTTTCTTAAAGAGAAGGACTTTAAGTCTATCCGTAAGTGGGTTGCTAATAATC